TTAACAAGTAGCACCGCACCATAACCGGTGCTTTTTTATACCCAAAATCTTAATTGAAACGGGGTGAAAAATATCTCCCTCTGAGCCGGGGTTACGGCTCCATATCTTAGACCGTTCCTAAGTCGTAAAACTAAGGAATCCAAGGGATGCGAAACCCGTAAAAAGCGTAGGACGAAAGGTTACAAAATGAAACGAAAATTTCTCGAAGATTTAGGCCTAGAAAAAGACGTTATCGACCAAATCATGAGCGAGCATGGAGCCGGGATCACAGCGGCCAAAGCGGAGGTTCAAAACATCGAAGCGGAAAGAGACGACCTAAAATCGAAATATGAAGCTGCTGAACAGACTATTTCCAGTCTGAAAGAAGCTGAATCCAAAAACGAAACGCTACAACAGGCGATACAAGCGCATGAGGCCACGATTGCACAGTTGCAGAGCGATTCAGACACGATGAAGAAGGAATTTGCCCTAAAGCAGCAATTAACCGCATTGGGGGCAAAAGACCCGGATTACATCATTTTTAAACAGGGCGGTATTGATAAATTCAGTTATGACCAGAGCGGAAAAATCATAGGTTTGGAAGAAACCATCGCACCGCTTAAGGAGTCGGCAGGTTATTTATTCAATACCGGAGAAGTTATTACGAATTATGAGCCCGTCGGAGGGGACACACCGCCGGGGTTTGCTGACCCTGACCATCCGACCTATGAAGAATTAGCGGAACAATTAAACAAAAAGGAGATTTAACATATGCCAAAATTTGATTCAAAATCATTTAATCCGCAAGCTTTCGGTAAATACACCGAAAGAGTGCCGAACCTGAGAAGAAACGAGCTGTTAAAATCGCGGGCATTGGCCCCAAATTCAGAAATTAGAAACCTGTTTAATTCGCAGACCACCACCAGTTACGGGGTTATCCCAATGTTCGGCAATTTGGGCGGCACTGCTCTAAATTACGATGGGACAACCGATATTACAGCGACATCAACCACAACTTTTGAGCGTGGCGTTGTCGTTTTTGGTCGGGCAAAAGCATGGACAGAAAAAGATTTCTCTGAGGATATTACCGGCGGTGTTCAGTTTATGTCAAACGTGGGAAATCAGGTAGCCGCCTATTGGGATGAAGTTGACCAGGATATCCTGTTGTCAATGCTCAAAGGTATTTACTCAATGACCGACCCCGGATCAGCGGTTTTTGTCAATAACCACACCTACGAATTAAGTACAGCGGTCGGAGCTTCTACCCTAAACTCAGCCATCCAAAAAGCTTGCGGCCAGAATAAAGATAAATTCCAGATTGTTATCATGCACTCAGTTGTGGCGACCAATCTGGAAAACCTCGGATTGCTGGAATACATGAAATATACAGATGCCAACGGCGTTCAGCGGTCACTGAATATGGCTACATGGAACGGCAGAACGGTAATTGTGGACGACTCCATGCCTACCCGCGATATCCCTGCCGCTGGTGCTGTATCGGCTGTGACAGGCGTTAAGGCTGTTTATACACTCGCAATTTCAACCAAAGCAATCGCAGGTGATGCTCTGACATTAGGTGAAAAGACCTATGTTTGCGGGACAACCGACGGATGGGACGCAGGAGCATCAACTACCGCCGACGCAACCGCCTTAAAAGCATTGCTGGCTGTTGACTTTCCGCAATACACCATCGGCGGCACAGGTGGTTCAATCACATTAACCCAAAAGGTTGCGCTGGCCGAAGATGTACCAACCCTGATTGTTAATAAAAATGATACAAGCGGAACGCTGGCCGCAACCATCACCGAAACAACCGAAGGTGTAACCGCTGTTGCCGCTGTTGCCGCTCATGACGGATATACCGAATACACCACCTTCGCATTAGGACAAGGGGCGTTTGATTATGAAGACATCGGCGCTAAAGTTCCCTATGAAATGGATCGTGACCCTAAAGTCAATGGTGGCGAAGATACCTTGTATTCTCGCCAGAGAAAATGCCTTGCCCCTTACGGGATTTCCTACACCAAAGCAGTTCAGGCCACACTATCACCCACCAACGCCGAACTGGAAAACGGGGCAAACTGGAAACTTGTCAGCGATGGATCTGGAACCTATTTCGACCATCAGGCTATCCCAATCGCCCGGATTATTTCCAGAGGTTAACCATGGAACTGGCAAAACTCAAATTGTTGCTGGGCATTACCGACAATGCAAAGGACGCACTTTTGCAGTTTTGCCTGGACAACACGACAGAATCAATCCTCAACTACTGCAACTTAACCGCACTCCCCACCGGTTTAGAAAACACCGCCTATCGGATGGCTATGGAGTTATACCGGAATGAGAATTTCGGATCACAGGCCGCCACCGGGCAGATTGTCAGTAAATCCGCCGGGGACGTGTCGGTTAGTTACCGGGATGATGCCAATTATTTGCAATCGGTCATGAAAAACCATACCCAGCAGTTAAACAAATATCGGGTGGTGAACTGGTCATGAGAGCAGAAATAGAATCCATGTATGAGGGGTTGTGTTCGGTAACGGAAATGCAGAGTGTCAAGAACCCGACCACCGGGGTCATTAAGCAGACTCCGGTGGTGGTTCTAACAGGCCAGCCATGCCGACTTAGCCATAAATCAGCGGAAACCACCACAATTTCTAACGGGGTAGCGGTTCAGAATCGGACGATTAAGCTGTTTATCTCACCTGACATTGAAATCAAGCCAGGTTCCAAAATAACCATCACGCAAAACGGCCTGACAGCGGATTACAAGCGGTCTGGACTGCCAGCGGTCTACGAATCTCATCAGGAAATTAACCTGGTTATATTCGATTCTTACGCATAAGGTGATGGTATGGGAAAGAATGTTGATTACAGGCAGTTTGAGCAATTTGCGAAAAAACTGGAAAAGATCGAGAAGGACAAGCAAAAGTTTATGGAAGATTGCTGCAAAGAGTTGGCGGCGAGGTTGTTATCTAGGGTAATTAAACGAACACCGGTTGATGAAGGGACTTTAAGACGCGGGTGGCAAATTGATGACAATAAGAACGTCAATGTGGTTTACCGGAACGGCGAATATCGCTGTGCGATATACAATCCCGTCGAGTATTCGAATTACGTTGAGTACGGAGCAAGAACCAGAGGTGGTAAAGGATGGCGTGACGGGGTTTTTATGCTCACTATAAGTGAGAACGAAGTCAATGCACTAGCCCCAGCCCTACTGGAAAAACGCTTGATGGAATTGCTGAAAGGAGCCTTTGAATGATTAATCAAATTATCAATGGAATTGCGATTGCCATTCACGGGCAGTTTCCGGATGCAAATATTTACACCGATGCGATTGAACAGGATTTAATTGAACCGGCTTTTTATATCCACAACATCAATGTGGATCAATCAAACCTGATAGCCGGACGCACGAAGCAGTCTATGCCGTTTGAGGTGGTCTACTTCCCTTTAAACGGGATAACAGATATTAATACTACCGAACCGACTTTACTTGCTTATTTAAAGCAAATAACGCTTGAAAGTGGGCAAAAGCTGAACGGCTATAATATCAAAGGTCAAACAATCGACGGTGTGTTGCATGTATTCGCAGATTACGACATTGTGGTCAAATTCGTAGAAACCCCACCGGAAACGATGGGTGAAATAGAAATAATGGGAGGAATTGAAGATGGCAGCTAAAAAGCCAGATGAAACCACTGAATCGGTCGAACCGGTTGTGGTTGAGTTAGAGCAACAATTTGAAAAAGAACAAATTATAAAAAGTAAAAAGTATCGAGAGAGCGCTGACATTGTTGGCGCTCTTTTGCGTGATGGCGAAGGTTATACCCTTAAACAGGTTGATACCTTGCTTGATGATTTTATGAAAAAGGAGATTGAAACATGCTAGGAGGCGGAACATTCGTCACACAAAACAAAATTTTGCCGGGGGCGTACATCAATTTTGTATCGGCAGCCCGAGCAACAGCAGAACAAGACCGGGGGGTTTCGGCTATCCCGTTTACTTTAGATTGGGGGCCAGAGAATGTAATCTTTGAAATTACCGCCAGTGATTTTGCAGACAACGCCTTAACCATACTTGGTTATCCAGCAGATCACGCAAAGCTGAAAAATTTCCGGGAAGTGTTCAAAAAAGGGAAAACCCTAAAAGCCTACCGGTTGAACGGCGATGGTGTCAAGGCGGAAAACACTTATTTCACCGCTAAATACGGCGGCTTACGAGGGAATGACCTTAAAACCGTTATTACCGCCAACGTGGACGTACCGGCTAATTTCGATGTAAAAACACTACTCGACGATGTGGTTGTTGATATTCAGACTGTTTCGGCCGCTACCGGATTGGTTGCCAATGAATTTGCAACACCAAAAACCGGGGCGACTCTGGCCTTAACCGCTGGATTGGCCTTTGCCGGGGGAACCAACGGCACCGCCGTGACTGGAACACATTATGCAACTTATCTTTCTAAACTGGAATCGCACAGCTTTAATACGCTGGCTTGCCCGGGGACTGATGACACCATCGCCCAGGTATTCGATGCGTTTACCAAACGAATGCGTGACCAGATGGGCGTGAAATTCCAGACGGTCCGAAAAGTAACCGCAACCGCACCCGATTATGAGGGTGTGATTGTTGTTCCAAACGGCGTGACCGATGCAGGGGCAGATGCCGATTCATTAATTTACTGGACGGCTGGGGCGCAAAGTGCTTGCCCGTTAAATCAATCACTAACAAATGCCACTTATGACGGTGAATATACAGTCAATGTGGAATATACCCAAACCCAAATTGAGGATGCCATCAAGGCTGGTAAACTGATTTTTAACCGGGTAGGTCAGGAAGTCCACTTATCCCGGGATATCAACTCATTAACAACCTTTACGGCCGAAAAAACAGCCGATTTTTCCAGTAATCAAACGATGCGGATTCTGGATCAATCGGGTAATGACGTTGCGGCGTTGTTTAATACTAAATATCTCGGCAAAATCCCTAACGATGATGCTGGCCGGGTGTCGTTCTGGTCGGATGTTGTGGCCTATAACAAGGCTCTTGAGCAAGACAGGGCCATTCAGAACTTTAACTCCGATGGCGTGACCGTCGCACAGGGCGAAACCAAAACATCGGTGGTTCTCAATTATCAGATTCAACCAACAAGCGCAATGGAACAATTGTATTGTACCGTTGTCGTGGCGTAAGGAAAGGAGATAACACATGATTTCAATGGATCAGGGCGGTATTGTCAGTGGTTCTCAAGGTGAGTGCTATATCACCATCAACGGCCGCCGTTACAATTTCATGTCGCTCAAATCGCTGGAAGCGAAAGTTGAAAAGACTAAAGAAAAATTTGCAGTTCTTGGCAAGACTGGTAAGGTTAATAAGACTACCGGCTGGGAGGGCACGGGTAGTATGAGTTATTACTTCAACACCTCCATTTTTGCCGAATTGGCCCTAGAACTGAAAAACACTGGTAAAGATACTTATTTTGAAATTCAGGTAACGAATGAAGATGCGGGGTCAGATGTTGGAAAGCAGACTGTAATTCTTAAAAATTGCAATGCTGATTCAATCGATCTTGCAAAACTCGACCCCGAAAGCAAAGCGCTTGAAGGAGAAACAGGATTTACTTTTGATGACTTTGAAATTCCAGATCGCTTTACCGATTTACCCGGAATGTAACCATCAAGCCCTCAGCAATGGGGGCTTTTTAATTTGAAAATAAAGGAGATTAACATATATGAAAAGTTTAGCAGGATTCTTAAAACCAAACAAAATTGAACAGGCAAATGTATTCTATGCGGCAAGCAAGTCGTTTGTTGACGAAAAGGGCGAGCCGCTGTTGTGGGAATTAAAAGCGATCACATCCGATCAAGATGCGGCACTCCGGGCATCGAGTTATAAAACTGTTGCTGCCACCGGTAAAAACGGCAAGCCGCTAAAAGGCCAGACCGTGAAAGAATTTCAGGCCGAGCAATACACCGCAAAACTGGCCGCTGCCTGTGTGGTTTTCCCGGATCTGATGAACGCCGAATTACAAGACTCTTATCAGGTCAAGGATGCAATTTCATTGCTCAGAGCTATGCTTAACCCCGGTGAATTATCCGACCTATTGATTAAAACCCAAGAGTTATGCGGATTCGATGCCGAAATGGAAGAAGAACTGGTGGAAGAAGCAAAAAACTAATCAATGAGGGGGAACGGGATTCGGTGTATGCCTACTACTGCCTACACGAATTTCATTTAATTCCTTCTCAGTATTTGGCACTAAGTTCGGAAGAAAAGGCTTTTATCCGGGCATCAATCGATATTCGGATAAACAACAAGCCAGAAGGGAGGTCAAATAATGGCGACAATATCAGCTAGCATTGCATTGCAGGACAAGATGACACCGATTATGAAAACAATGCTTAACAGCATCAATAGCTTAATAGCCGGACTTGAGAAAACTGAAAAAGCATCGGGCCGGGCCATTGATACAAAATCAATGGCAGCAGCAAAAGCAGAAATTGCCAGAGCCGGGGCCGCGTTTAAAGAACTTGAGAACGATATTGACAAGGCCACTAAGCAGCAGGAGAAGTTTAACGATTCAGCCAAAGGCGGTAGTGCGGTGGCTGGTGGATTAATTGGAAAAATCGGCGGCGTTGTGGCCGCTTATGCCACCTTGCAAGGCGCGCAAAAGATTTTAAACTTATCTGACCAGTACACCCAAACCACAGCCAGATTAGACTTAATGAACGACGGTCTGCAATCAACTGAAGAATTGCAAGCAATGATTTATAAATCCGCACAAGATTCCCGAGGTGTCTACACCGATACTGCCGATGCAGTTTCTAAAATGGGCCTGATGGCAAAGGACGCGTTTAGTTCCAATGTTGAAGCAGTCCAGTTTATGGAACAAATTAACAAACAATATGTTTTAGCCGGAACCAGCGCCGCCGGGGCGCAGGCAGCCACCTTGCAATTAACACAGGCGATGGCATCAGGAGTGCTTCGAGGTGAAGAACTTAACAGTATTTTTGAACAAGCACCGACAATCATTCAGAGTATTTCAAAATATTTAGGGGTGCCAATCGGCCAAATAAGGGCCATGGCCGCCGAAGGGCAAATAACGGCAGATATTGTCAAACAAGCGATGTTTGCCACCGCTGACGAGACAAACGCAAAATTTAATTCCATGCCAAAAACATTCGAGCAAACATGGAATAGTTTTACCAATATGGCCGGGAGAGCCTTTCAAGGTGTTTTCGCTGAGTTGAGCGATATGGCCAATAGTAAGGAATTGGAGCAGTTTATCAATATAGCAGCAGACGGGGTTATGGTCGTTGCAAAACTGTCAAAACAGATCCTCATTGCCGTAGCCGCCTTTGCGGCCTACAAAACGGTCATTTCCCCGACAATTTCAATCGGGAAAGCAGCGGTGCTGTCATTTAAGACCATCACCGGGGCCATTGCAGTAATGACAACTGGAGCAACAGCAGCAACCCCGGCTATTGCCAGCATGTCAACGACGTTGACATTTTTAACCGGGCCTGTCGGACTAGCAGTTATTGCAATTGCGGCCTTGTCAGCCGGATTGGTGGCGTTATACATCAAAAAGAAAAACGACACAATCATGACCAAAGAGCAGATTGCAGCGCATGATAAATTTATCACCAGCACCGATGCGACGATTGAAAGCATTAACTCAGGCATCCAAGCCCGAGAGCAATCTTTGAGATCATCGGAACTTGAAATTGTAGCCGCCAAAACTTTAGCGGATCAGATTTTTAACTTATCTGACAAGCAAAATAAATCGGCCTATGAACTCAGTCTGCTAAACGGCTATGTGGATCAATTTAACCAAATTATGCCAAATGCAAATCTGTTAATCGATACTCAGACCGGGGCCTTAAATTTATCCCGTGATGCAGTTTGGGAATTTATCGCCGCTGAACAGGAAAGAATCAGGATTGCGGCGGGTGCTGAAATGATGATTGCCAATAAAAAGGCAGAATTGGAAGCGACCATGGGATTAAGCTCGGCAAATGCAGAACTGGCGAGATTAGAAGCTGAAAAGAGCGCCGCTGCTGCTGCGGCATTAGCACAAGGCGGAACGCAGGTTCAGATGGCCCAAAACGTTGCCAAGGCAACTGAAGAATATAACGCTAAGATCGCTGAAGCAAAAACAAAACAGGAAGAATTAACAGCTTCAATGGCGCTGGTTAAAACCGAGGGTGACAAAATTAACCAGATGATGGCCGATCCGTCAGGGTTTGCGGCCAAAGAAGCCAATGAGCAGGCGGCCCTTGCAGCAACGACGCTCTATACTGGTTCAAGCCTTGAAATTATGGAACAATACAAGCAAAACGCCACTACAAAGGCAAATGAAACAGGAGCGGCGGTTGCAGAAGGCCATAAGAAGGGGTGGTTGGAATTACCTGTTTTTGGGCAGCAAGCCGGAGCTGATACCATGGCGCAAATGGACTCAGCTATCCAAAACGGAACTCCTGCGGTCGCCGGATCCACCGATGCTACCCGGGTCGCCATCCAACAAAAACTTGACCCGTTGGGGGCTTTTGCCAGAACAACCGGTCAGCAAACCGGTGACGGTCTTATCCAAGGCCTGAAAGAACGAGAAGCCCAGATCGCTACTGGCGGGGATGCCGCTGCCACAGTACTGAAAAACAGCTTTAAATCAGCACTAGGGATCAATTCTCCATCAAAAGTATTTCGGGAATTTGGTTTCTACGCCATTGACGGGCTGATTCAAGGGCTATCCTCAACAGAGTTATTGACTTTTGCTGAAGGAATTGTCGCAGACATCAAAGAAGCGTTTTCTAATAATAATTTTAATCTTCAAACTGGGATTGAGTTCTTAGGGCCGGGTGCGGCTGAGTTCTTTAAATCAATCGGGATCGGCGGTGCTTCATTAGGCCAATTGGTCACGCCTCTATCAGGTGGTGTCACTTCCGGTTTCGGCTATCGTGACCCATTTATGACCGACAGTGGGCAAATGTCCAGCGATTGGCATGCTGGTATCGATATTGGAGCGCCTTATGGTGCAGCAGTCGGAGCAGCCGGGGCGGGAACGGTCACAATGGCCGGATGGAACGGCGGTTACGGAAATACCGTTATGATTGACCACGGCAACGGCTTATCATCCATGTACGCCCATTTATCAGAAATCCTGGTATCAGTGGGCCAGTTGGTTTCGGCATTACAGACCATCGGTCTTGTCGGCTCCACTGGTAACAGCACCGGGCCACATCTACACTTTGGATTATTCCAGGACGGTGTGGCGATTGATCCATCTGCCTTATGGGGTTACGCCAACGGCACAACCTTTGCAACCCCGGGTCTGCATCTGGTTGGGGAGCATGGGCCGGAGATTATCAACATGGCTGGCGGTGAAAAGGTGTTAAGCGCCAAAAAGACAAAAGATATTGTCAGCAGTGCTGGAAGTCGCAAATCACCAACGGGTAGTTCAATCGCTCCGATTTTCCATATTAACATTAAAAATGATAACACCATTAACAGCGAGCTGGATATCAAAAAAGTATCAAAAGCTTTAGCGGCTGAGTTGGAAGAAGAAATTCAATTAAAAGCCGCCGGAATGTATTAGGAGGTGGTGAAATGGCGTATACATTTTATTTAAACAGGGTAATGATGCCCATTACCCCTCCCTCCATGTCGGTCACAACGCCAAATAAAAACGAAACAATCGAGTTGATAGACGGTTCGGAAATAAACGTGTTGAAAGAGCCGGGATTAAAAACGTTTCAATTTGATTTGGTGTTACCTCAAATTGAATATCCGTTTGCAAATTATAAAAATGGAAAATTCAGAAAAGCAAAAGAATATCTGGATGAGTTTGAAACGCTTAAAAAATCAAAGAAGCCTTTTCAGTTTATAATCACTCGGTTTATCAAGATCGCATTTGTGGACGGGTCAAAAAATGGCAGTTTTAACAGTTCGTTTAATACCAGCGTTCGGGTGTCGCTGGAAGATTATGAGATTTTGGAAGATGCAGAAAATGGATTTGACATCAAGGTGTCGATCGCATTAAAAGAATATGTCGATTACGGAACGAAAGAACTGGCGCCGATCATCGACCCGGAAACGGGCGACCCGGCACTGGTGGTTGACGATCCAGAGCGACCAGTCGAGCCAACTCTTGTTGTTTTACCAAACCAGCGCCGAACCTACAAAGTGCAGTCTGGTGATTCACTGTGGGCTATCTGTGCCCGTGAATTAGGGAACGGCGAAAAATGTTGGGAAGTGGCGAAAAAGAATGATATTGCAGATCCGGGTAGTATTCAGCCTGGACAGGTCATTGACTTGACGGGGTTCTGATATGAATTTAACAGTTAGAATCCAAAATGGCGAAAGGACACTTGAACCAATTGTTAAAAATGGCGCTTCATTAAAAAGAATCAAAAATGGGGCGTCAACTTTTGAATTTACGTTAATAAACGACTCTGCTTTATCGATCCAGGAAGGCAACACTGTTACTGTCGTATCGGAGTCGTTGGCGCCATTCGGCCAAACCCATTTATTATTCAAAGGGTATATTTTTAAGATTTCACCGAATAAAAACGGCGAGGTGAGCGTCACGGCATATGACCAGATTCGATATTTGAACAACACTGACACTTATGTTTATCAAAATAAAACGTTATCTGATTTAGTAAAAATGATTTGCGGCGACTGTCAATTGAAATACGGTTCTGACATTGTTGAAACTGGCTATGTGATCCCGTCACGGGTTGAGGATAATAAAAGTTATCTCGATATGATTATGACAGCCATGCAATTGACCGTACAGAACGGCGGCAAGGAATACATTCTCTGGGACAATTTCGGGGAAATCGCCTTGCATGATACGGAATTCTTTAAAATCCCACTAATCATCAGCAATTCCACTGCCCAAGATTTCAGTTTTGAAATATCAATTGATTCAGAGACCTACAATCAAATCAAGCTATTCCGG